CCATCTCAGCTTATTGCTGTATCCGAGCATAGCGCAGATGCAGGACTACAAATTCGTGTAGTTGGAACAGATGGTAACAATCGCGAGCTTCGCACGCAATTTCCAGACGGCACAACTGCTGATGGGCTTTTGGTTCCTATCCATGCTCAATCCGACTTCCCCTATGGAACAATCATTCCTGATCAAGTAACAATCCAGACTAGAGATGTTGCCATCTCTCCAATCTCACAATTCACTAGCACGAACCATCAGCTTCAGTCAGGACAATCTGCTGTTCTTTCTCTTGTGTCCGGCACGATGCCTAAGTTCTTATATGCTGGTCAAACCTACTACATTGGGGTTGATGACGCTAATACGATCCAGCTTTACCAGACTTCTCTTGATGCCAAGGCTGGAACAAATCCAATCTTTCTGCAAAGTATCCTTAATACTGGAACGATTAAGCTAACTGACTCAAGGCCGAGCAATTTGCTTACGGCAATCAACCTTCAAAGCACGCCTGTAATTGCTGTTGATTCGCCAAATGAGGTTACATTCTCTGTTGGTGGAGCTATTGCTACGGCTACTATCTCTGGAAATGCTGTTTCTAATGTAAATCTTGTTACTGGAGGAACTGGATACCTTACTGCTCCAACCGTGGAATTTATTGGTGGAGGAGGATCAAATGCATCTGTTACTGCCGTTGTCTCAAATGGCGTAGTTACTGGCTTTACGGGTCTTTCTGGGGGATCTGGATACACTTCTGCTCCCTCTGTTGTATTTAGCGCAGCAACCNGTTCATTGCCATCTCCTCTGGCTGCAAACACAACCTATTTTGCTCAGTCTCTTGATACGACTGACCTTCAAATTTACAGCACAATTACCGATGCCCAAAACGGAACAAATCCAGTCCTGCTTACTGGCAATAGCGGAAAATTCAATACAGACATCCGTAAGCAGATTGCACCACAAACAACATTAACATTTGCAGTTAAGCATTATTATCAAAATGTTGATGAAGTTCAGGCGTTTACATCTGGTGGAACACTTCCAACACCATTACTTGCAGGTCAAAACTACTTTGTTCATGTAATCGATGACTACACGCTGTCAATTCATACAAATGCTGCTGATGCGTCTTCTGGAAATAATCCTATTGTTCTTACTGACGCTGGAACTGGAACAAACTCATTGGTTAAGCTGATTCCTGCAACGACATCTGCTGGAACAACAAATCAGATTATTGCGGCTGGACTAAAAATCCCAACACCTACAAGTACAACCGCAGCAAACGCAATTGCAACAGTTTCTGGGTCAATAACTAGCGTTAAAATAACATCAGGTGGTTCTAAATACACCTCTGCACCTGTTGTTACCTTTGATAACCCGCAAAAATCATATTCTTTTACAGGAGATACAAGCACATCAGTTGATCCAAAAATAATCAAAAATGTTTCAAATGTTATACATATTGTAATTGGACAAACAATTGCAGGATCTGGAATCCCAAATGGCACAATAGTTACGGCTGTTGGATCAACAACAATTACGATAAGCAATAATGCTACAGCTACTGCAACTGGAGTTTCTTTTGTAGTTCAGCCAACTATTCCGGCAAATTCAGCTCAATCATTTTCAACTGCAACTGGATATGCAGTTATGGTTCCAGACGCTGTTGTTTCTACCACATATTCTGTTGGATCTATTGTTATTACATCATCTGGGCAGGGATATACTTCTGCTCCTGCGGTAACTATTGATCCTCCTCCAGTAAATCTTAATTTTACTGCTAACACACAAAATAATAGCAATACAATTACTTCTGTTTCTCCTACAACTGGACTTGTTTCTGGATTAGCCGTTTATGGATTAAACATACCAGACAATACAACTATCGTTAGCGTTTCTGCAACAAATGTTGTGTTAAGTAATGCTGCTACAGCTACCGCAACTGGAGTTGCATTGGTCGCAGTCTCTGTTGCATCTGCCAACCAAGCAAAGGCAATTGCCAATCTTGAAACATCTTTTGTTTCAAATATTGTAATCCCTTCAGGAGCTGGTGGATCTGGGTATGACAACGCTCCAATCGTTCAGATTAATGGTGGAGGAGGAACGGGAGCTACTGCTACGGCACAAGTGTCTGGAGGAGTTGTGACATCTGTCAGCGTTGTTACTCAAGGGACTGGATATACATCTGCGCCTGCAATTANATTTGTTCCTTCTACTGGAGTGTTTGTTGAGTTCTCAACTACTGGGACAATGCCGACTCCTCTTACAGCAGGAACGGCATATCGAATTGAGTCTCCGTTAAATACTTCTACAGGAACATATACAATAACAAACGCAGACTACACGCCAATTAATGTTACTGGATCACCAAGTGGTAATTTTTATGTGGCTCTTACAAGGGCTTTTGGAATTGGATTTAATGGAAATTGGGCAGGAAACTTTAATGGAGTAGTTACTGGTCAAGGTGTTTATCTTGCATCTGATTACCTGCTTCCTACTGGTGTTGATTCAACAACTGAATACTACCTGCGCGTATTGAATTCAGGAACGGCACAAGTTTATGATTCCCAATCACACGCGAATGGATCGCCAGCAACAACTGGTCTTATCACGCCAACAGCTTTAGGAGTTGGACAATCCTATTTTGCCATTCGTATCGCATCTTATGCCAAAGCATTTAATAACTTAATTGTACCTAGTTCTATTGAATATCTTGCTAATGGAGATCGCGTTCAATTCTCATCTACGGGATCTCTTCCTTATCCATTAAATGTAGATACAGATTATTTGATCACCATATCCGGCAATAATGTTTCCCTGACAAACACTTCAGGAACACCAATTGTATTTGCGAACGCAGGTGTACCTACGCTGCCTGTAGGTCAGATGTCCATGAACATTGCTAGGACATTTACTCCAGTATCTTCAACAAGCATTATAGCAAACGGATCAATTTTTGAAGCAGGAGATCAAGTGATTGTAAGAGCAAGTGCTGGAGATTCCCTTCCAAGCGGTCTTACGGCAGGAAATTATTACGCTAGGACGATTAGTGCAAATAAGATTGAGCTTTACGACACAGAGGCTAATGCGATCAACACAACATCGCATACTGGTCGCGTAAGTTATCTTACTACTGGAAACACCATCTCTAGCACATTCTTCATTGATTCAGTATTGCCTCCAACCTTTGTTAAGAGCGTACTCCACATTGAGAAGCCGGAAACTATCGGGTATGTCAGCCTATATGCTTACGATTATGGTCGCAGCAACGACATGGCACTAATCGGTCAGTACCATCCTGCCGAAGTTAATCCTAAGTACCGCCGCATCCGAATTGGTAAGCAATGTTCATGGGCTAGGATTATCTATCGTATGGCTCATCCAAATATTACGAGCGTTTACGATTATATTCCCATTGAGAATACTCGCGCTATCATGGCGGCAGTCCATGCTGTTGATTTAGAAAACAAGGATTTTGAGGAACAGAGCAACAAGTATTGGGCAAAGGCTCTTACCTATCTCCGTAGCCAACATGAAAGCATGACTGGTCACGCTCTTGAGCCGATTCAGGTGGACAATCTGGTATATGGTGACTACACCGACCCCGTAATCGATTCCAACTGGGGTTATTACGGAGGATATTAATGAAAAGCCAGAACATTACTTCAGGTCGCCAAGTAAAGACGACTGCGGCATGGATTCATGGCGTTAATTCTGTCCGTAATCCTTGGGCATTGCCAGAGGATCAAGTTAAGTTTGCAGTTAATGTAAACCTTCGTGGTGGCATAGCGCAGACACGCAATGGATTTAAGATGCAGCTATCTCTTCCAAAGGGAAACTTCCAAGGCGGCATTATTTTTAACGCCAACAAGCAAAGTAAGGCTGCTTCTACGACTACAAATCTTTCGGGAGTTAGGATTGTACAGCAAAAGACAATCTTTAAGCCGGATGGCACAGACATTGCAGCTTCCGAGCTTCCTTATGCAATTTTTGTTGTTGATGGTAGGTCTTACTATTCTCCATTCCCTCTTACCCAGCCTAAAAACTGGTCTGATTATCTCCTCCCCAATATCCAGCTAGATCCAAACGTAAGCAACATTAACATTGTAATTGCAACCCAAGCGGCATCTACAAATACCTCTGGAGGAACTACGATTGTTCCTTCGCATCGCATGGTTGTTTTCCAAGATGGAATCAATACACCATGCTATTGGGATGGTTCTGATAAGACAGGACAGCAAGCAACAGCAATGCCTGTTGGTTACTGGATGGCGTTCTCTGGCAGCCGCCTGTGGGTTGCAAATGGCAATATCATCAGCGCATCAGATCTAGCGAACCCGATTGGATGGGCAGAGCGTGAAACTGGAGCAACACGAGGAGATTTTAGTGTTCCTCGCCCTGTTACTGGAATGACCGATTACATTGGTCAGAACAATGACACTCGCTTGTATGTCTTTACCGATCAGTCAACCTACACGATTGCATCTGGAGTAATAGATCGTACTCAATGGTCAACAACTCCAAACTTTCAGCAGACATTATTCCCAAACATTGGATGCGTTGCTGGTCGTAGCATTGCATTCCAGAACGGGTTGATGTGGTGGTACACGCAGGGCGGTCTTGTAAGTGTTGACGTTGCCTCATCAAGCTACCTTTCTAGTCAGGTATTGTACAAAGATGTCGAGATGGCAAAGGCCAAGCGGTTGATGGCTGGCAATTATACCAACATCTGCGCGACTAGCTTTGAGAACTACTTGCTTTATTCGATTCCATACTTAGAAACACTTAATAGTGCGACGATGGTTTTGGATTACGCCGCAGCGTCCGAATGGAATCAAGCCCGTACTCCGGCATGGGCAGGTGTTTGGAATGGAATTCGCCCAGTAAACTGGTCAACGAATGTCATCAATGGATCACCTCAATGCTTTGCATTTAGCGTTGATTATTCAGCAACTAGCGATGGTTCATTCAATCACTTGTGGCAAGCATTTGTACCAGAGCGATACGATACCTATCTGTATATTAATCAAGATGGAACTACTGAGCAGCATATCAATCGAATCTATTGCCAGTTAGAGACGGCATTGCTTGGAGACGAGGCATCGTTAAAACAATTGATTTATGGAGACTTGGATTGTTCGCAAATAGCCGGAACCGTTGATGTAAAAGTCTCCTATAGGGGCAGCAAAGGGGCGTATCAGACCATCCTTAACAAGCGCATATTGGCTGTTACAGACGAGTATCAATATGCCACAAGCCCAAGCGCGGCAGCTATTGGTGATCTTGGCATCCTACAAACTCAATACCGCAGGCTTATTACGGAGAATGTCCAAAGAACAACGAGTGATATATCTTGTGAATCACAATACACGCTAGATGTGGACAAGGCATTCAGCTTCCTAGTCGAATGGTGTGGCGCAATGGGTGTTGAAGTCATCAGGATGTACCAAGATCCTTGGACAGAGCAATCTGTTGGAAATCCAAACACTAACGAGACGCAAGGGTGTGTTGTTGGTGAGAATGGTTCTACAATCTCTGTCAATCTTGCTCCGGCTCCACAAGAATCCCAAGGAAATGCAATTAATTCATGGTTTAGCCAACAGACGCAGACCGTTACGCTAACCTGTGCCAACTCCGCAACCAAGGTTTCTGCTACTGCTACGGCATCCTTTACGAGTTATGTGTCTCAAATCGATGCAAACACACAAGCCGCCACACTAGCCTCGCAACAAGCCACAGCAGCAGCTACACAATACGCATCTTCCTGTTAATATGCCTACTATTTCCCAAGCCGCTACTCCTGTAACAGACTTTCCAAACCTGTATATGTCTCCGTTTGGAAATGATGGCGTTATTCCTCTTTATTCCAGCATTCCAATTGATTCCAACACTAGCGGCGACTGCTTACCATGCGTTGTGTGTGGGAATTCATCTGTCCGGCAACAAATTATCTCGCAACAAGCAAATACTAACCAATCATTGCTTGCCAATGGGGTAAATGTCGCTATAGGAACATAATCTATGCGTTCATCCATTAATTACAAATACATCGCACCAAATACACAAGAGTTTCAACAACTACAGACATTTGCTAAGTCATTTGATCATGAAATAATTGCAAATCCCAATATTAATGTTTACGCACACTATCGGGATGATATTTGCTTTGGATACAGCGATCACGTCCATATTCCAACCATTTATCCAGCCTTCCATCCGGCATTAACAAGGCCAAGGGATGTAATTCAAGTTATGAATGATTGGAGAACCCACACACAGCTTTCTGGAAGGGTTAGTTATATTGGAGTACCATTAGAAACGGATACGCATCGTATGAACTTCCCAGAGGAAACAATGAATAAGTTAGGGCTTGTCAGGTTAAAAAGAGAAGTATATTCTCCTGCTTAATTATGGGCGGCTCAGTACCTACACCTCCACCACCTGATCACACGCTTGATGTTGCAATGCTTGGCCTGCAACAGCAAGCGGGTCAACAGGCACTAGCTAGGCAGAACGCACTTGATATTGCTCGATCTTCTCAACCAATTGAGTCACAAGTTACTGATATTTATGGGCCGCAAGGTGCGCTGAATCAAGCAAGCCAGCAAGCTGCTATTAATGCGTACAAGAGCAAAGAACTAGAGAAGATGACTAATCCTGCCGGAGCTGCTGCCCGTGAGCAGATTCAACAGCAATCTTCCGCCGGACTTGCTCCTCAATACTGGCAGAATACGATGCAACAATGGGGTAAAAGCGCAGGACTCTAATTATGGATGGAACTACTGCAAATCAAGTTAATCCATTTTCTTGGCAGAATGAATTAGGTCAATGGACTAAAACTCAAGGCTTACAGAATTATCTAGGTACTGGATTGCAAGATAGCACGATTGGAAAGTCTGGATTTTTTGATCAAGCAACCCAACAAGCACAGGCTTTAAGGGCGCAGAATCTGGCACAGGCCGCACAAGCTATTGGAGCTGCTCCTGTTGCTGGAATTGATCCGGCAGCCGCCGTTGCCGCATCTCAACAAGCACAGGCAAATGCTTTGGCACAACGCAATGCAGCCCGTAAAGGCGGCTATCAAACAGCGCAGGGAAATCTCCAGTCAACTACTGATTGGATTAACCAGATGATGGGAACCACTTCTCAAGCGGTTAATAAAGAACAACAAGATTGGCAGAATTATCAGCAAGCAATGATGAGTGCATCGGCTCAAAACCAAGTAAGCAAAAATTCAATGATGGGATCTGGTGCTGCGGCAGGTGGTGCTGCTTTGGGAGCGGCTATTATTATTTAGAGTGATGAATAATATATTAATAAATAAAACTAAAGAAAAAGCAAAAGAGTGGAACAA